AATTAAACTCTCATCAACACCGTCTGCATAATTTGTTTTAGCGTCGGTGATTTCTCTGATGAGCTCATCAAGTTTCCCTCTATCAGTTGAACTTGTTAAGGTAACCTCTGACCCCTCACTCTCTGCAGTTGAAAAGAATTCTCTATCTGCGAATACAACCATTGAATTAACGTACATATCAGCCTTTCGCTCTATAATACCATCAATTCCGTATTCATCTAAATCCCACTGACTAGCTCTTTCTCTAAGCATCTTTGCGGTATCTACATTAACAGTTACCTTATCTATTGCAAACTTTTTATCTGTAGCACTAACGTTATAGTTTTCAACAGCCGTATTAAGTATTCTGTCAAACTCAACAGAACCACTTTGTGGGTCACCTGACCATTGACTATTCTTAACAATTGCTGATAAAGCTAATTGAGAGTAGTTATCTAAAACTCCACCATAAACTTCTGACAATTTTTGTGCTGTACTTCCGTCAGCCTGAACAATAAGTTGTGCGTCTGTTCTTGCCATTGTTCTGCCTTACTTAAATTAATTATTAGTAAGCAGGTTTCAATCCAGACTTCGGAGCTTCCTCTCCTTCAACATCTTTAGGAGGTTTGCCTTCAAGTTTTTGAGCGACTGTTTTTTCAACAGACTTTTTATACTTCTCAATAAACCTTTCTGCATTTTCCAAAGTTTCCTCTTTATTAGTAGTTACAACATAATCTACTAACTCCGTAGGCACTTCTTTTTCAGAGAATAAAGCAATTGCGTCTAGCTTGTTCTCTCTTTGAGAAAGTAACTTCTCTCTTTTTTCACTCTCCTCTTTTTGCTTTTTAAGTAGCTCCTCTTCCTTTTCTTTAGCAGAAAGTTTAGCTAGTCTTTCGCCTTCCTCTTTCGCTTTCGCTACTTGCTCTTCGGCTTCCTTTTGTATTTTTTCTAGCTTCTCTTTCCATTGCTCTTCAGCACGAGAAAGCCTTGAAGTCATTAACTCATTTATTTTCTCTTGCTGTTCGTCTGTAAATGAAACCTCCTCCTTATCTTCCTCTTTTTTAGATACTTCAGGAGTTTCAGTATCTTGAGTGTCTTTTTTGTTTTTAGGCATAATACCTTAAACTAAATTTATCCGTTCAACCCTCGTCAGGTTTTTACATTATTATGATTGCATATCTTCCTTCACTAGTCAATACCTCTAAAATCAATTTTAAAGGTTTTTAGATATACATATATATGAACTGTAAATCAAATGTCTTAAAACCTAAACTAGGGGCTTGTAATGGGTAGTTAAAGTATATTAGACGATAGTCTATAACTAGACGGTAGTCTACGACTAAAGAGTAGTTTGAAACGGTTCCTCGTGTTCAGCTTCATAACCTGTTTTCTGAGCTTCTAAAACTTCACGATACGCTTCTTCTACATTGGTTGGTTCTGGCTCTTCTTGTTCTTTTGTTTCTTGTAGCCATTCAGTCTTGTTCCATACCTTTTCTTCCTTTGCCTCTCCAGAAAAAACTAACGTAGTATCTGAACGACAATTAGGGTGTAAGGGTGGGTAGTTAACTCCCACTTCTGCCTCAGTAACTTTAAAGACTTTTCCATTTGTCCTCCTGCAGATATCTGAAGTCCTCTCATCTAAAATTGCTTCATACCTATAATATTCTATCCCTTCATCAACATAACTTTGTAATTCCGCCTGATTGGTAAAATAATTCGTTTCAGTCCTAACCAATCGCATTGCATTATACCTTCCAACGTCAAAATAATCTCTAATTTGCCTAGCCATTTTCTCTTGTGATATACCACTAACTAAACCACCACCAATCACCTTAGGTAAAACATCCTGTATCTTAATATTTAACCTAGCATTATTCGCCCATATTCTTGTAGAATAATTTCCACCTTTCCAGTTCTCTCTTAAAATATGATACGCAACAGTATCGTCTATCTGTGCAAAAGCTCTATAATCCTTTCCTAAATGTTTTCTAATATCAGTCCTACTTGATTTGTAACTTTCCTCTATAATTTTTTTATAAGCACTTTCACTTATAGCCTCTTCCTGTGGTGCTATTTGCTGTATTTCCCAATATATCTGCTGCTTTATTGCTTCAAGTCTAGTAATTCTTCCTATATAACGAGGGTCATAAACATCACCTAAATCAAACCCTAATTTAAGCATTTTATTTCTAATGTCAACAAGAAAACGACTTCTTTCTGCTCCACTCAAAATCTCTGTAAGTTCTCTAACGTCAAGTCCAGCCTCGGTAGCATACTTTGAATATAGTTTATTAATTTCCTTATTAATATTTCTCAACGCCTGTTCATATATGGGCAGGATATCTTCCATAGCACCTTTACCAATAACCTCTGCATAATCTAAACGACCTTTTGTTCTTTCAAGCCAGTAATTACTCATTTACCCTGAAGATTAACTTATTCAGCTTCATTCGGCTCACCTGTTCCAAATCCTGAGGTAGTTTCCACAAACCTATGAAGTCCTTCCTCTTTCGCTTTTTCAATACTATCTTTAGGATTTTCTACAAACGGTATCTGGGATACCAAGGTTTCGTCATCAACAATTCCTCTTAGGTTATTAACTATTTGACTAATTTCTAATAGGTTCTGTGGTAAGGTTCTCTTAAAGACTGCGTCAACCTTATAAATCTCTAGTTTTGTTCCCTTACTAATACTCTGTAAATAGTTGTTGTATATCTCTAATCTTTCCATCAAACCTGTTTCAAAAAGCCTTTCCTTATTTTTTAGATTTAGCATAAAAGGTAATAGCTTATAAGCGATTGCTACTCCACTTGAGTTCCCTACAAAATTTTCATCGCTCATATTGGGCGTAAGTGATATTTTATGTATATCGTCTTCTATATTTTTTCTCAAAATATCTATCTGACTTTCATCTAAACTCTTTGATAAATAATCTATAACTGCCTCCCCCTTAGGAGGTAAACCAAATATCATTCTACTATTCTGTAAATCTTCCCTCTGTTCGGGAGTTAATTCAATACCATAACCTAAAAGAATTGCCTCAACTAATTGCTGTTTATCATTTATTCTATCCGACTGTAAGATATTATAAGCGTCAATTAAAGGTATAACCTGCTCATAATCTCCTTGCCCTTCAGAATTGTTTTTAAATTCTACTAACGGTACTTTTCCAAATGCATGTACTTCACTTTCACCAATAGCAATCTCTCCATTTTTAGTAACACAATTTCTCCATACCTCCCTATCTGAATATATGGTCAAATCTTCTAAACCTCTCTGTAATGTAGAGCTTTTTAACTGGTATACAATCCCAAATAATTTATTATGCTCAACAGTATTATCATAAATACAAATAGCATTTCTAGGGTCAACATCCTTACTTCTAACGCTGTTTCCGTCGTTATAAATTAATTCGTATGCTTTACCAAACTTAGAAAGCTTATACTCTAACTCCGTATCTAAATCAGATATTGTTTGCTGGTCATATTCAATTAAAATATCATCTATCTTAATACCTTCATCTAATACCTTATACGTTACTGGATTGCCTAATAAAAACCCTACATTTATATCCGTAATATATTTTGCGTGATTAGTAACAACTTTAGTATTCTTTGAACCTAATGGTTTTTTCCTATTGAGAATATCATGTTTACTCAAATAATAGTTTTTTAATTTTGTATATCGTTCTCTTTCCCTGTTATTGTATTTAATAGCCTCTTCTACTAAATCCTTATTAAGCTCCGTATTTTTATCTACTGTAAACATTTTAACTTACTTAAAAGTTATATATTACTATGCTAGCATATCTAATCAGTCTAGTCTATATCCCTAATCTACTTCTATCATAAAACTTATATTCATTATCCCTATAAAACTTAATTCCTTGAACTATTAGAAAGCTAGCAAATAAACTGTCATCGTGATATCCCTCATCGTGTTCCCTTTTTCCGTTACTTTTTCTAACAAATGTTTTCATCTGCTGTATTAACTCCTGTGAATTAATAGTTAAATTATCATTTTCAAAGAACTCTATAAAGTCATCTATCATTAAATCCCTATTAGAGCTTTGTGTCCTCCAACCGTATTCATTTTTCTGCTTTTGGGTCTTTTTGTCTATCTGCCTATTAACAAATAGATTTTTATATCCTTTTTCTTTTAGCTTTAATACAGTAGTTAATCCTGAACCGTTTCTCTCTGGAATAACAAACGCCTCATTATATTCATTCCCCAAATCAATAGTTACCTGTGCTGTCTGGTCTGGTCTTATATTAGGGTCAACAAGACTGGCAACCTCTATTAGATTAGAATTATCCGTTACATCCCAAATATGCAAGGCTGTATTATCACCTCCAAGCCCTTCTGCTGTATCAATTCCAATAATATATTTATGGTCTTTCTTGGGTTCTTGATATATTTTTACACCCTTTTCTGTTCTGATTACATTTCCCGCCTTTAATTGACTAACCTTGAATAAATCAAATACACTTATTGCAGAAGATAGAAATGCCTCCTCTGAGATAGTAGGATATTCTTGCTTTATTGTTTCCTTTAATCTTCTTGCTTTTAAAAAATACCAATAAAACTGTGGGT